TTTCCAGTACTAGACTCCCCAGCAATGGCAGTAATCTTATTCCCAGATACACCACCAAATATAGACCCTGAAACAAGTCCGTTAAAAATGAAAGAACCTGTGTCAACAAAAGTTTCAGTTTCGTCGATGTCTGCTGCGAGTTTTGTGTAGTCATCTCCGATCTCTTTTACAATATCTTTTAGAAAATCCATTATGCGAAAAATAATTCAAGGTTTACAGTTTTCTCAACATTCCACCCAATGGCATCAAGGATTGCTTTGAGTGGTTCTACAAAACTCTTTTCGAATTGTAGGTCATAGTCGATGTATTTGTCAAGATTCAATTCTGTTGGAAAATCCTGAATAAAAGAGATCACATTCTCTTGAATGATGTTTGGTTTCTTCAGATAAATGAACTTGATTTTCTCACCATTATTAATAAGTGAGTATTTATTAGTCAGTTTCTTCTCCTTAATATAGTGATTGAAGAGAAGTGCACCACGACAATGAATAGGAGTTCCCTTCACATAGATATCAGAATGAGAACGGTATTTTACCACATCAGATACTGATCTGGGGAAAGCAATCTCCTCCGGTGGAAGTTGCTTAAACTTCTTGCGGGATTCATCGATGAAGTTAATTACATCCTCTTCCGTTCCGTTCATCATCAATTTAAGACCATCTTTAATCATCTGACGGCAAGGTGCCGGAGTAGATGATTTGACTGCCTCAATACCCATCATCTTCAATTTGGGTTCATTGTATTGAACTCCTTCACTGTTCCATACGTTGAGAATGTATCGTTTCTTCGCAGTCCAAATACCACGTTCTGCAATATTCTCACGTTTCATAATCATTTTTTGTTCATATGCCTGAACATAATTTGCAAGTTCTTCATATGAACTCTCAATAAAAGGTTCCAATTTCTCTTGGCAGATCTTGTCAAGTAACGCAACAACTGCTGTTTTATCGTCAGATTTATTACTAAGAAATTTAGTAACAAGAGGTCCAAGATTAAGATAGATTGAATCAGTGTCAGATGCGATGACATAATCCTCACCATCCGTTTGCAAAATCTTATTTAGAAACCCGTTCATCTTATTCTCAATCCAACGGATAGAGACTTGACCAGAAAGCGTAATCGCTTCCGCATTGGCCAGTTTGTAGTAACGGAAATACTGATTACCGATAGCACCATATGCAGAGTTGAGTTGAATCTTGCGAGCCATCTGAATGTTGTTGCATCGTGCAATCTCTTTCTCCAGTGTCTTAGTTGGAGTCTTTTCATAATCTTGTTTCGCAGAAAGCATCTTCTTTTTGTAGATGGTGCGATCTTTGTAGATCTTTTCCATCAGTTCTGGCAGGAACCCACGAACGTCCTTCCGATACATGGCACCATTGGCACATACCGCATTGTCCTTATACATCTCAAAGGTCAGTTCCTCATTAAGTATTTTATCAACGGTAGCTGTTGGGTGTCGGGTATCCCTAAGTGTCTCCGGGGAGATATTGTATTGCATAATAAGGTGAGGATACAGACTATTAAGGTCAAAACTGACCACCCAATCATACTTTCCCGGAATCGGTTCTTTAACATATGCACCTGCATACTTAGAATCTTTATCAGAACGTTCCTTGGGCGGAATCACAATATCTCGTTTTTTGAGATAGTTGTAAATGATCGCATCCCACATACGAACCTGAAAGAACACATCATTATAGTTTACCTTGGCGTCATATGCCATAGTAATCGCAAGTTCAATCAGTTTCATCTTGTCTTCCATACGGTCAACAAGTTCCACGTCAATGATATTATATTCTACAAACTTCTGCCACCCGTTAGTATAGAAGTCTTTGAAGGTATCAAACTCAGAGTGATCGAGTTTCTTTTGCCCAAGTTCCACACTCGCAATGTAATCCAGTCTATAGGATTCCTGCGCTTTATAAGTGAACTTCTTATAAAGATTTAGGTAATCTAGTTGCGTGACTCCTCCTACATCATAAGAAATGTGTTTTCTTCCCATGATAATTGTCTCACGTTCTGTCACCAAACCCCAAGGTGACATGCGTTTCATCAACTTTTCACCAAGGATTCTATCAATACGACGAACCAGATATGGAATATCATACAGTTCACTGTTCCAACCAGTGATGACTTCAGGTGTATTATCCTCAATCATCCACCAGTTGATGAAGTCAGTCAGAAGTTCGTGTTCGGTTCTAAAACCTTTATAGAGAACATTCTGTTGTTTATTATTGAAAGGACCACGACCCCAGGTGCGAATCTGTTTCGTATTATAATCCTGCACAGTAATCAGCAGAACTTCTTCAGCGGCAGATTCTACGTCAGGGAATCCATTCTCTGATGCAACCTCAATATCAAGTGTGGCAATCTTAATCTTACTGGTGTCAAACTTAATCTCTTCTTCAGGATACATCTCAGAAATATACTGATAGATGTATCGGTCATTGCCATAGATCTTGAAGTTCTCTACACCCTCATACTTCTTGATAAAATCTCTACAGTCACGAACAGTGCCAGGTTCTACCGACTCAACGTAATCACCTTCAAGAGTTTTGTATTTTGACTTTTTGTTTGAAGGCACAAAAAGAGTCGGGTAAAACTTCTCACGGGTTGCAAAATGACGACCATTTTCATACCCACGGACCAAGAAGTGATCCCCGACCATTTGAACGTTTGTGTAGAATCGCATCAGTTGATTTTTTCCAAGTATTTTTCAAGAAGATCCGAATTAGGATCAGCAATAGTAATAATTTTATCAGAACTAATCATAAACTCAATTTGATTAGTATCATCCATCATCCAAGGAACAAGATTATGTCCCTCCCAAATTTCGTGAGGTTTGATAAGTCTACAGTCAGGTTCTCCAACATCTGCACCAACTTCAACAATCTCACTAACTAATCTTTCACTGTTCGTCAGTAGAATTACTTTGATCACTTTGTCCATTAATCATCTCCTCGTAAAGTTCTTGAATTTCTTTTGCCGGACTTACGACTGTCACCAACCAATCATATCTTACAGGAATCTCTTCATCAGTAGTAAAAACAATCCATGGACTAAATGATACGTTCATTTCTCCATTATCTTCTTCGGAAGATTCTTCAGCAAGAAATCCATATGTGGGTGATAAACTTATTGTAAAAGGTTTCTTGAACAAATATCCACGAAGTTGATCTTCCTGTACAAGTTCTTTAATATCAGCGATAACTGACTCACCAGATTTCAATAGTGCAATCTTAATCGACATTTTTAATTTACCTCTCAGGTCATTATATCAATAAAAAAGGGGGAAGTCAACTGGATTTTGCCAGTCGATCCCCTGCGGCGACGATACACCTTATTTAGAGATAATCTTTTCTTTGATGATGATCTGGAACAATCTTACCAAGTGTAATACTCAGTAACCCATCCTCAAATACAACTGATCTAACTTCCGTTTCATCTGAGAGGGTCCAAGATCTGGTGAAAGATCTCTGAGCCACTCCTCTATGGACGTATTCTGTTCCGGTCTCTCTGTCTTCTTTTTGTCCTTCGACAAAGAGTTTACCGTCTTGTGTGTAGACATAAACTTCTTTCTTTTTAAAACCTGCTAATGCTAATTCCAGTCTCGATTCTACGTTGCTAACCGTGACTAGATTATATGGAGGATAGTTTGTCGTCGTTTCGTGCAGATTAAACAGACGATCAAAGTATTCTTCCATACCAATGCTGTTTCTATTTATACGATCTAACAGCTGATTAAAATTAGCGGCGTTATACTTCATTAAGTCAGTCATTGTACTTCTCCTTTTAAAGCAAGATTTGATTGTGTGGACCCCGAAGGCATCCATAAGTATATAGTAACACAAAACATAAAAAAGGGGGTGTGGACCCCCGTATCTTTTTATTTCGGGTATTACGACCTGAAAACTAACAAGAGTTTTGCGGATTGAATACCAACTGATTTTTACGAGTATTAAGGTATGAACACTTACAAGAATGTTTCTTCTTGAATACTAACTAAAAATTTGAAGATGGTTGAGTATTAATATTTGAACGCTGACAGGAGCATTAATGGGTGAATACTAACTAAGAATTTGAAGATGGTTGAGTATTAGTTTTTGAACACTAACAAGAGTGTTAACGGGTGAATACTAACGGAGACCATCCTCAACAATCATCTTACGGGCAGTTCTCCAAAGGTCACGAAGGTGTCTATCAGACTCTTTCATTGCTTCTCGGATCTCACGAACATCATCAAGATTCTTGACGGCATTCTTAGATTCAAGACTCATACTCTTCTTACAAGAGGATCCTGCTTTACGCTTATGATACTTATAGTTTGATGCAGTCACACCAGCGTGCATATGATATGGAGTGATACCGAAGTATACTTTCTTTGCATACTTCCAATATGGAGGTTTGTTAATATCAGACCTCAATCTAGGTTCACCAGTATTGGGATCAAGAATAGTATTGATAACTCCGTAAATAAACTTTAGTTTATCACTAGTATAGTTAAGAAGTCCAGGTTTTAATGCATTACCTTTTGCAGTTGTTTCAATACCAGCCCACTCAGCAGTTTCGTTCTCAAGTTTAAAAGCAAGTATTGTAATATACTTTTTAATCCATTGAGTTACATAGTCCTGATAGTCGGTTTTAATTCCGTACTGTTGGTTTCTTGCACCATTTGAGTCCTCAGTCAAAGCATCTCTATCAGCATAAATGTGAGAAACCTTTTTCTCAAAAGTTTTGTATTCAACAGGATCAAAAACTTTCAAAGCATCATATGCTTCTGGAAACTCTTGAAGATAAAATGCGATTGAAAAAGTATCAGTATCATCATTTTTATCTAAAAATTTTGAATCTACTGCAATAGATGCAATCTTTCTTGCTTTTGGAGTAACTTTTTGTGGGAAACAGAGAATCTCAATGTCCATCGAATCAGCAACAGACCTCAATTGCTTTAGTTGATCAATTGTCCAACTTTGAGCAAGACTGTTTTCTTCTTGTGCTCTGACGTGAGCATCTTCGATCACAATATCATGACCATTCAGTTCTGGAACATTTAACTGAATAAATTCTTCGTTAGAAATAACGTAATGATTGTTTGTCTCTGGGACAAAGACATAGGTTTCTTTTTTACCAATGTCGCAAGTAATAAATTTGTTCATAAAAAATTTCAAGTATTAAGTGATGAACACCAACGAGGGTGTTGCTTGGTGAATACTAATAAGTATTTCTTCGGTAAGTATTAAACCCTGAACACTAAAAAAAGAGTATTATTTAGTGAATACTGATTGACCCGAAGACTGATATTATAAAACATATTCAGTCTTCTGTCAACCTGTCTGATGGATATTATCAAGTGAATATCTACTAGGATATTGGACCCTGAATATCAACTACTCAGACTCAGTTATTATATCATATCAAAAATTGTGTCAACCCCCTTTTCAATCGTTTCGTTGCAAAATCAACATAGTCCTGATCAACATCATATCCAATATAATCCCAACCTAGATTAACCGCAGCAACAGCAGTAGATCCGGTGCCCATAAAAGGATCAAGAACTATACCCGATTTTTTTCCTGTAAGTTTCAAACAATCTTCAACAAGTTTAACGGGAAATACCGCAGGATGTTTTCCACGAAGTTCTTTACTGTTTATGGTTTCATATGGAATAAACCAACAATTACCTTTGTCTCTTAGATTAGGTTTGGTTTCTGCTGTATTTTTCCCTCGAATATTTGCTTCATAATATTCATAGGGAACACCAACAGAGAGACGATCGATTTCAATCTTACCATCTTTTGTAAAATGGAATAAATGTTCCCAAGTTGGACATACAAATCTTTTACTATTAATTGGTTTAAAATGTCCACTAGTTTTATTATTAACATGGATAGATTTTACCCAGTTTATGTGATTTTGTAAGATCCAATCATTTTTAAGTGAAAGTCCAACCTCCATACCAATCCAAGGATCAACATTAGAATATCCCATGTTGACAAATAAGTGCCCATTATCTTTGAGCACCCGTTTACCTTCACGGAAGATACTTACCAACCAATCAAGATATTCTTGACGTGGTTTGTCATCAGAATACTTACCATACTTGATATCTAGATTGTAAGGAGGGGATGTGACGATAGCATCAATACTACCGTCCTCCAACTTCTTCATACCATCTAAACAATCTTCAAGATACAACATCACGTTTAAAGTAAAAGTTAGTCCACTTGTCATTATAACCTATACTGCATGACTTATGTCGTTCATGCATTTTAACACCATCTCTAAATGTAACATACACATTAGGAAAGTCTGTTGCATTAACTAACAGATAAATCAGATTATTCTCTTTGCAAATTCTCAATGATTCTTCAGGATCAATCTTTCTCCCAGAACCTACCATGTAAGATGGACAGAATTTAGTGGTATATCTAGACCACATTTTTTTCTCAATGTTTTTATCTTCACCAACAAAATCTCTAAACTTCTCATCAACATACGTTAAAGTCGGAAACCACTTCTCAGATACATATGAAGTCATGATAGGTGAAGATGTTCTAGCATCTTCCCTGATCTTCTTAGTCATGGATTTAATAACCCCTTTAGGACAGTTGGCATGAAACAATTCATCCACCTTAAAAGGGTAAACTTTATCGAGTTCGATCATGGATCGGATGTCTTTACCAATGCATTATAGCATAAAAAAGGGGTGTTGCCACCCCTATACTTTATTCGGTTTCCTCTGTTCTTTTCTTCTTAGACCCAATATTATACTTGGTCTCAAGGATCCAGTCTTGCTTATCCTTGTATGCAAGAACCTTAATCTGGTTCAGTGGTGCGATATCTTGAATCTTCTCTACATCCACAATGCCAATAAGACCCCAATCAGCAAGCAGTTGAGCAATACGGTTACGACGTTGTACATCGTTTTGTGTGAGGTTTGCATGTTTGCCATCGAGTGCAAATAATTCTTTAAAATGCACAAGGAAATATCTTCCCTGCTTGTGCAGGATATGACAGGACTGATAGATTTTCTTCTCTTTCCTAGATGCAACTCCAATACGAGTTAAAGTTTCACGAACTTTAAGAAAATCATCAGGTTCACTCAGAACCACTTCCACCATTTGTTCTGGTGACCATCTCACTTCACTTTCTCTAACGACACTCATTTCGATCCTCCAGTATCAAATTTTGATTTAATAAATGTAAGTTGTTCTTTTGTCAAGATCCTTAGTGCTTGTTTTGCCTTCTCATTACTATAACCATAATAACGTTTGACTAAATCAAGGTCTTTGATCTTATCTTGTCGGAGCCAGGGAGAGAACCTCTTCTTTTTCCTCACAATATTTATAAAGAAATCATATTGGAGTTTCTTTGGAAGAAAGTTATACTTATTCATCTCATTGGCAAACATCAAAGTATCAATGTGTCCGGATAAACAACGATTGACAATATAAGGAGGATATTCTTTTTCCAATGAGGGGTCTTCATCAATCAAGTGCTTCTTAGTTTGATTAATGGAATTGAGCCAGTCTTTTAGTTCAGTCATTTTTTGGTGCTATCAGTTTATATGCTAATGAGGTTCTTAGACCATTAAAGAATCTACTTGGTGCATTTGCATAATGTACAGTCTTTGCAGGAAAACAAACCATTCTATTTGGTTTATATGCAACTACTTTATCAGGATTCCAATCAAGATCGAGAAAAGTTAGATGACCCTGCCATTCAATGTTCCACTCTGGATTTGGGTAATATAGTAAGGTATAGTCACCATCGTCCGGATGCGGAACACCACACTGTCCAGCAGTTTGTCCATTGGCATATATTCTTACAATCCCATAATCAGTAAGATTTAAAATTTTGGAAATTTTATTATAAAGATATACCGAAAAATATTCTTCATTTTCCAACCCATTCATATGCCAGAATCTGTTTTCAACATTACCACCATTTAGGGACCATTTTGGTCTCATCAAATACTGAAATATTTGATCTCTAACAGATTCTCCGAAAAAATCATCATAAACTTTTATTGAATCTATGTCATATTGAAATTTCATAGATCAAGAAGAAGATTAAGAATTACACTATTATCATCACCAGTGATGTCATAGTTAGTAACTAGAAGTTCCGTCTTAACATTATCCTGAGTATTTTTATCTCCACGATGAACCATTGAATAACGAAGTTTCCATTCGTTAATATAATAGTCTTTATACAATTCTCTCAGTCTTTCATTATCATTATAAGTGATCATGAATTTGTGAGGGCAATTATAAACGTCTTCTGCAAATCTGTCATGATCAAATGACTTGTGCATTTGACGATCTTTACCATAAAGAAAGTCTTTGATGTCATAGGGAGGATCGAGGAATACAAAAGTATTCTCAGGACCATCAACATTCATTACTTCAGAATAATCAATGTTAGTAATCTTCCAGTTTTTGATTACCTCAGAAAACTGAGCAAGTTTATCCGCACCGACCAAAGAAAAATTAGCATTAGCAGCAGTGCGTGAGAAAGTGCTGTTCTCGGTCAAACCAGAGTAACTGCACTTGTTCATAATGAAGAAGGCAACTGCCTTTTGAAAATTGTCATACGTGTCAATTTCATTGGCATAACGATCAAACAGATCCCTAGCAAACTTATCCTTCTCATCCTGTGTGCCACTCTCAAGCATCTTTTCTTTCTGCTCTCTAACACTCTCAGACAAGTCCTGTCCACAATCACGTAGTTGGACCCAGAAGTTATAGAGAGGAACATACAGGTCATTGATCCAAACAGGAATGTCTGGATTTGCCTTAGTTACATCAATGGCAATAGAACCACCACCAATAAATGGTTCACGATACTCAGTAATTACTTTTGGATACCACTGAGAAAGAGTCTTAATTGCTTTCGACTTCCCTCCCGGATACCGCAGAGGTGTTTTCAGAGATTTCAGGGATTTCATAATCAGGTTTGTTATACTTCAAAAATTCCCAGAAGGTCAACTTCATTTCCTTATGGGTCATTCCACAATGCTTTGCAGCAGCAGGTAGAGTCATTTTAGCACGAAACAGTGCTTCATTTGCCTCTTGAACGTTTTGAGGTGTGGTCTTCACTCTTGGTTCTACCAATTTGTTCTTATCAATTTTCAAAAGACTCATAGCATATCTCCATATGGAGTGCCATCTTTATGAAGAAGAACTCCATCAACTTTATTCAATAGTTCTCGCATATCACCATGGAGAATACGATATCCAGTTCCAACATAGAGTTGACCAAAAACTACCGCAATAGTTGCAATACCCCAGAAGTAATAATAGAATCTAGACTTCACTTGTGCCCTTATTTTTTGTTTCATAATACCAATTTTTTACTTGGTGTTTTCAGAACGGAAAACATTTCCTGATATTGTTCCTCAATTTGTTCTTGAGTATCGGAAATGTATACAACATACTTTTTAGTTATTTCCAGTTCTTCACCTTTCTCTTTAAGAAGAGGAGACCAAGGAGCAAATCCCATCTGACCATTACCAGCAGGAACGGCAACAATAGGATTGCAGATGACTACAGAGTCATCTTTTTCTTCAACCAAGTCTGCAACGACATCTTCGCCAGACCACATACGAATCAATTTTACATTCATTTGAATTCACACTCCACCATAATTTCGGTTAAACAAGCAAGCATATTTATCTCTTGATCTGCTACGAACGCTCCCTGATACTGATACTTAGCGAGAACAAGGACAGCAGCAGGAATAGAACCAGGAACCAAGGCTTCGTAGCAAGCATCATAAATGCGACGGAGAAGTACAGTAGTATCATTGT